TCTCGTGTGCTCTGCGGTAATTCTCCGCAACTATCTCCTCACGGTAGTCGATACCGACTGCCTCTGCGATGTTCCCCAATGCTATCTCCAATTTGGTGTAATAGGCATCGGGATCCCATCCGAGGGAATCTCCTGTCAGCTCCTCGAATTGGTGCATCAGACTCAGCGCAAGATCCGTATGGAGACGGTCGGCCTTCAGCAGAAGCTCGCGCATCTTCTCCTGTGATACGGTGATGTCGGTCATAGCCATGCCTCCGTGTTCCTTCTCTGGTGCTGGCCGTCGAATATGTCGATGCTGACGGTCCTGTTGTAATTGTCATAATCCACATGGTCGCTGTATATGCCGCAGGTAATATCACGACACATACCTTTTTTACAGGTCCATACGCCCTGCATGACCAGGGGCTTGATACCTTCGCTCGTCCTCCTGCGGATGAATATGACCGCCTCGGAACCCTCGTACTGACGTACCCATTGTCTTATCCTCATGATGCTGTTGGATGCCATCCGCCCCTGTCTGCCGTCTGCGGTGGTCAGCATGGCGTAATAGTCCTCTGTCAGATGCTCGATGTCACCGAGGATATGCTCACAACGATAACCTGTCATCCCTATTCCTCCATTAGTCCCTCGGCGCGACGCTTGGCCGTGACGATCATCTTGGACTTGGCCTCTTCGATCCTGATCCTCTGTCCGTCGGTCAGGACCTCCTCCTTCAGACTCGCCACTATGCCGTAGTGGTTAGGACTGATCCCCATGAGGTGCAGGTCCGCCATACCGATCCCTCTCTCCAGGAGCTCGCTCATGAGGTCGTATCTGCGTACCAGGTCGTCGACCAGCATATCGATTATGTCCCCGAACGATTCCGGATCCTTCTCGGCCAGTAGGGCCAGGCGGTACATCATGTCCTCCGTCGTCGTCACCTGCACGATACCGCCTCCAGTTCCTTCCTCTCCTGCTCTATCTCCTCGGGTGTTAGGTCCTTGTGCACTACCTTGCCGTCCTCGAAGACCAGTCTGTGCGCCAATCCACGCGCTCTGAACATCGCATTGAATATCGCGACCGTAGCCTCATCGTCGTAGACCTCGGTCCTCTCTCCGTCTCTGAACTCTATCGTCAAAATATCCCCTTCCTGTCTATCCTTCTGTTTATGTGTACTGTGACGTCATCGCCCTCGACGATGACCGTCTGCCCGTTCGGTATCTTGCCGTGACGTTCCCATCCTTTGCAGTAGTGATGGGAGGCGGTCAATAGGATCGCCCTCCATACCCTGACCGTCAATGGCGCGATGCTCATTCATCCCCCTCCATGTCGTCCTCTTCCTCGGGTTCCTTCTTCTTGACCTTCTTGAACGGTGTGCCGTTCCAATGCCACTTGAAGCAGCATATACAACTGTCTCCAGGGTGTTGGCTCCCGACCTGGCAGGTCCCTTCCTTCTTATGGAACCTCGAACAATTCTTGCATGTGGCCTGGTTCGGGTAGTGCTTCGGTGCCCATTGCTCCACGGTCGACGGCATCCTGAGCTCGAGTCCGTACCTCCCGGCGAGGTCCTGGATCTCGCAGTCCAGTTGGTTATGACCGCTCAGTCCCTTCAGGTAGCACGGTCCGTATGACATCACTGGTATCAGTTCGTCCCCTCTCGCCCCCTGGGTGTACAGATAAAGGAGGAGGTGTTCCCGGTCCGTCGTAGGGCTGAACGGATGGATCTCGGACCTCGACCTTATGGCCTGTCCGTCTATGATCGCGGTGTACGTGTTCCCGTCGTCGCATACGAATACCAGGGTATCGCCCTCTATCGTTGCCGATGTCGGTGTCCTCCTGGTCGTTCCCACCTCCTTACCGTTGACGTAGTTGGGCTTGCAAACGAATATGGTACAGTCGTACACCTCGCCCGTGACGTAGTCGATATGGCAGTGGAACGGCTCGTGCATAAGCCAGTACGAGATGTACGAATCCGATGACAGTCCCATGCCGTCATGGTCGTACCTGCGCCTCTCGGTCATGAACCTGGGCCATGTGCCCTTTGTTATGATCCTGCCTTCTATGGCCGACACCATCGCCTCGGCATCGTCGGGCATGACCCTTACCATGTTCCCGTCGTAATCGGTCATGGCGATGGTCCTTTTCTCCTTCGGCAGGATCCTGTCCCCGTAGTCGAATATGCTCCTCTGCATGGTCTCGGTCATTCGACCTTCCCCCATGTGGCTGGCTTCTTGCCGTCGTTCGTGCGCCTTATGCCTGGGGTCGAACGGATCACCGATGTGCAGAAGTTCGATGAGGTCTCGATGCCTTCGGACCGGAGGGAGGATACCACCTCCTCTGTTGTGAAGTCCTGGGTCGAGTTGTCGATGTACCTCTGTATCGCAGTGCGGATCGTGGACTTCTTCTTCCATGCGGTCATGTCCTCACCGTCCTGAACGAGTTCAGGGTGCTCTCCAGTTTCTGTATGAGCATGATGGTCTCGTTGATGTCCATCGTCACGGTGATGTTGGTGATCCTCGCCATGTCGGTGCTCTGCTTCAGGAAGTTGACCGCCACGGCACCGCTCCCCCGTCTCGATATGGTCAACTTGACATCGTTCACGTGCCTGTCGACGTGGAAGTCGTTCGTATGGGAGTCGTTGTTGATGGATACCCTCGCGTCCATCATACCGCCTTCCTTATAGCCATCACCACGTACCCCTCGGGGATACCTTCGGGAAAGTCCTCGTGACCGATGATGTACTGGACGATCATCCTCACGGTGCGGTTGGTGTACTTCTCCGTCCCGGGATCGTACTCTTTCAGACGGAGCAGGTCACCGACACGGTACCCTCTGTCGTTCTTTCTGATCTCGAACGTCTTCAGACCGTTGACAATGGCATCGTAGTATCCGGGGTCCACCTTCAGAACGTGGCTGGTCATAGGTCCTCACCTGTGGCCCTCATGCTCTTGCGTTCCTCGGCCAGCAGTCTGGCGATGCTCTCGGTAGACCTCGATATATCGTGGAGCCTGCTGATATGCTCTGGAAGGTACCAGATGAAGTTATCGGGATGCTCATCGGCCGATAGGAGCAGGATGCTCTCGATGTACTCCTTGTCCTTCAGCAGGAGCTCCTTGATCTCGTGGATCATCTCCCTCGTGATGGTCATGTTCAGACCTCCCTCGCACCGTACTTGTCGCGTCTCGCTTCGAGGATACACTGCTCGCAGACGGGCTTACCGTTCGAGTACTCCCTGACCGTCCCGGGATTGATCGACGATCCGCAGTTCTGACAGACCTCCGTCGGCTTCCTGATGGACTGCGTGTCCTCGTCGAAGAACGGATGGGGATCCCCCGTACACTTGATGATGTGAATGGAGTTCTCCAATGTGATGTAGTCGGATTCCGGGACCTTCTCCATAATCTCGGTCATCTTCGCCATCGCCTTGTCGAGACTGCGGTAGATAAGGGAAGCGGAGATATGTCCGCTATACACCATGTAGTGCGTCATGCCCATTCCTCCTGGATCCTCTTCACGCTCACGGCATGGTTGTGTTCCCACACGCTCTTCTGTCTCTCGATGCTCTCCCTGTTGAGGTCTTCGGGATCGTCATACTCCTGGAGAATCTCGTCACAGACTGGACGGATGACCATCCCATCGGGAACGATGTAGACCGTGCGCCTGGTCTGTCCCTTGTACTGATAAGTCCCGACGAAGAATCTGGTCTGCACCTTCTGTCCGTCCTTGAAATACTCCAATGGGGTGTAGTGTGCCTCCACGAATCCCCATTGACCCGGAATCTCCTTGGACAGTTCTATCGCCTTGGCCTTGGCCTCGGCATAGGTGGTGTTGTACATCTTGTGGTACACACCTGCGCATCCGTTGGGGTGTCTTGACTTAACGTAATAATCGTCGACGGTATCGTCCGATGGCAGGGAGTACACCAGGTACGGCTCGAAGGGATGTAGCTGTGAGATTTCATATTCGATCCTCTTCGCCCTGTTCAGTCTGCGGTGGTAACCCTCACCGCACACCTGACATTCACCGACACGCACACCGAAGTCGCCCTCCAGGCTGGCGATGGAGTCGTATGATCCGCAGTAGACGCACCTCATGCCTTCTCCCTCCATTTGGCATTGAAGGAATCGACCAACGAGGCCGACTCCTCCATGCTGTTCGGGGCCTTGCCGAAGTTCTCACGGCCCTTCGTGATGGCCGCCTTCCCGGTCATGACCGCGTCCGTCTCCATCGGGTGTCCTTTCAGTCCGTCGAAGACGTAGATTACCTTGAAGAGCACCGATACCCCCAGGGCACGGCGTGGATCACCGCTCTCGTATGCGATGACGTAACCGTCCTCGGTCTCGCGTGACTCGTACACGTTCTGGATACGCTTGAGGTAGGTCCTCCTGTTCCTCTCCAGGAACCCGTCGGATAGGAAGTAGTCGATCGCTTCCTCCGAGTACGGATTGTCGGTGCCGACGATCCTGTCGAAGATGCTGTTAGCCATGTCCCTGAGGACCCTCTCGGGTGCATCCTCGAGGTAGTCGGAGACCTTGAAGTCCGCCAGTTTGTAGGACCTCCTCCATGTGACCTTGAGGTCCCTCAGAGGAGAGAACTCCGCCGTCACCTTGTCGTAACCGTAGTTCCTGCCCACGGATGCGAATATCTCGCCTACGTCGGCCATCACATCACCTCCTTCTGGATGCGGTCCCATACTACCTGGAGGCGCTCGGCGTTCAGGTTCTGGAGGTTGGGACTGTCGAACTTCTCCAGTTCCTCGTTGACGATCGCGGACGTGGCCTCGAACTTCTGCTTGTCGAGATAGAGGTCCATGATGTCGTTGAGGATCCTCTCCTTCCTCTTTGCCCTCTCGTTGTCGCGCCTGTCACCCTCGGCCCTGGACTTGACTGGCTTGGAGACCGGGACGACATCCTCATGCCATACGGTCTCGGGATCCGTGCCGTCACCCTCATCGATGGCGTATATCAGGCGGTATGCCTGCCTCTCGATGTTCGTGAGGATCTTGTTGTCCAGCTTGTCGCTGTTGTCCTGGACGTTGAAGGGGACCGTGAACGATACACCGTCACCGTCGGCACCGTTCAGAGTGACCTCGCAGTGACCGCGGGCCTTGGTCCATCTGTCCTGGGTGAATATCCCCTCACCGTGCGCATCATCGTACTCCAGGGGACCCATCGTCAGGAACAGACCCGCCTCGGCGTGTGCCTTCCTGACGGCCTGGAGGATCTGACCGATGGGGATGAAGTTGTAGGTCGCACCGCCCGTGACCTTCCCGGACTTGGTGAAGTCGGTCGCTGCTATGACGCTGACCGCTTTGGCGATCCTCTCGTGGACGGTCATGCGATCACCCTCTGCGTGTGTGTGTCTGTCTGTCTTGTGTCTGTCTCGTTCCTCTGATAGAGATTGATGTCGAATCTCCTGTCCCTGTAAGCAGGGACCTTCGTCTTGATCTCGGGAAGATTAAGGACGGCGTTCTTCATCCCGTTGACGGGCTGCTGCTCGAAGAATAACTTGGAATTGCAGACCGTGGTCCATTTCCTCTTGAGTGTGTCGTTAGTGCTGATGAAGTCGTCGACACTGAGGTAATCGCTCCACTGCTTGAAGGTGATCCTCAGAAGCGGGATGTATTCCCTCGGGATCTGATTCTCGGCGGTCTCATCGATGAGTCTCCAATCGATGTCTATTCCTTTCTTCTCGCAGTGCAGTTCTATTGCCTTCTTGAGGCAATCGCAGATTTCTATCTTTTGCATGGCTTTCCTTCCTAGGGAAGCCTGTTTCCGACTGATAACCGACTAACCGTAGTTAATCGGTTTTCAAAATCGTCTTTCGGTTTCCCTGTTACCCCTATCCCCGTGGAAGTATTAAAAGACATCTAGCAGTTCCATCGCCCTCTGCATCTTCATCATGTCGGTCTGTATATATTTCGCCGTCGTCTGTATGTTGGAATGGCCCAGAAGAACCTTCAACACCGTTAAATCCGTCCCTTTTGTCAGCAATGTCGTTGCGAACAATCTTCTTAATGAATGGGTCGAACATGCCACCCCTGCCCTATCTGCGACCCTTTTGACGTACTTATACGTATGATCCGGAGTCAGTCTCCTGACGTGAGTGTCGTTCCATGCGTTGACGACGATCATCGCCTCGGTATCGTCGACTATCCTGCCGTCGTACTGAAGCTCCCTCCACCTATTGTACATCGTGATCTCGTTGACGACCGCTCTGCTCAGGGGAAGGATCCTTACCTTCCCCTTGCCGTGTCCCTTGCCTCTGACGATGAGGTCCTTGCCGTTGAAGTCGTTCTTATTGAGTCCCGATATTTCCGAGCATCTCAGACCGCATCTCGCCCCCAGGATCAGAACGATCCTCTCGGTCGGATCCTTCGCCACCGATAACATCCTTTGGAACTCGTACTCATCTATCCATAAGGCATTCGGACATCCGTTCTCGTTCCATAAGAGACCGATCTCATCCAATGCGGTGTTATGACAGTATGATAACCATACCCCGAGGCATTTGATGTAATGGCGGATCGTGTTCTCGCTCGCCAGGTAATTGTTGACCAGGAACCTTATCTCGTATTCCCCTATCCTCTCGGGATCCGATTCCATACCGTTGTCGTTCCAGAAGCGTATCATGTTCTGGATCGCTGACCGATAGGTCGTTATCGTCTTGTGCTTCCTGCCCCTTCTCTCGGTCCAGGATAGGAACTCCTCGAGCTTCCTTTCGGCGTCGTTCATGCTCCCACCCCACGAGATAGACACGAGACAGACAGACAGACACGAACCGACTCTATATTTATCGGACCCTGTATAATACTATATGATGGCGCATTCGGTTTCCCAATCTTTTGCGCCGTCATCTGTCCAGATGTGTATGGCGTTCTGCGACACCCGGGAAGGTCTAGGCCCTTCCCGGGACTTCCTAAAATGACGATGGTCTTCATGGTGATACCTCTTTGAAAAGAGAGGAGGACGGCCCCATCCCGCCGTCCTCGGTTTGTTCATTCGCGTTTATTCCATTCACCCCACTCGGGAGCCTTCTTCCTGCGGATCATTATGTCGACCTCATCACCCCTCCCGAGGCCCAATTCACGTGCCTCCGAAGTGATGGCGACGACCAGACTGGTCCCCTGGGCCATGATCTTCCTTCCCCTGACGACGATGACCTCTTCGTCATCCATCGGTATCACCGTCATGTCATTGCATCCGACGGTAATAAGGTCAGTCATCACGTCGGCCATCGAGGTCCCTCCCTTGACGATCCTGCGGACCTCCTTCATGTACTGCGCCTCGGACATCCTCCCCTCATCGTAGACGGCGTTCAGGTCACTCATCTTCTTGGGATCCCTCGACCATGCTGCCTTGATGAGCTCGGCCGTGGGACAGTTGTCGTAGTCCTCGGGTTCCCAGTAGACGCAGTCCACATCCTGGTTCTCATCGAGTTCGGGTTCGCCCCACTTCTCCCCCTCCAGTATCGCCTTGAAGTGGGCGGGATGCTGGCACCAATCCTCGGGATCCTCAGGTTCCCCATTGTAGTAACGGCACTCGGCGCAGTTCATCGGTACCCCCTCCTGACGGCGTTCCTGATCGCGACGTACATCTCGTACTCGCGTTGGGAGTAGTCGTCCATGCGGACCATATCCCAGTAGAGGATCCTGGCGTTGAGTCTGCTCACTCTATCACGCTCCTCCACTGAAGGTACCCGTAGGTACCCTTCTTGGCCTCCGGATCCTTCAGCTCACCGATGAGTCTGAAGATGTCCCCCTCCTGGACGTACTCGTAGTACGTACCGTTGTTGCGGATGTCGAAGTGACGGAGGGATCCGTCCATCTGGACGATGGTCAGGAGTTCACGGGTCAGCCTGGTCATTGCTCCACCTCCCACGGCGCGGTCTTGCCCTCGTAGCGGTATAATTCCGCATTGTCCTCCGTGCGGTAGATTCCTTCGACGTTGAGCGTGACGGTCCTTCCTGCATACTCGATGGTGTAGAGGTATTCGATGTCGCCGTGCTGACCGCCCGTCCACTCGTACTCGTCGTCGGGTGTGCCGTCCACCCATGTGACCTTGCCCTTTATCATATCGTTGATGACGTAGTTGAAGAACATGGGCACGTACTCCCTCTTGTCGTTGCACTTGTGGAGGAACTCCGCGAGGTTGGCCCCCACGCCCTCCGGGTAGCCGTCGTGGTGGTGGTAGAGCCAGCAGATGGTCTCCCCGTCCACTATGACCTTGATATTGCAGCGGGTGGACATTCAGGCCACCTCCGTCCATACGTTGACGAGCTTGACGCATGATGTGCCGACCACGACCTCGTAGCCCTCGGCCTCCTCCGTGAACGATAGGTAGTTCTTGCAGAGCTGTCCGCAGATGGAGCAGGGGACCGCCTCGCGCGGTTCCCCGTGGAGGTGGATGCCTCCGAGGGTCGCCCTGATGCGTCCGTCCTGCGTGGGGACGGTGTAGGTCCTGCCGATGATGATGTGGTCCATTCAGGCCACCTCGTCTACGTTCGCATACCTGCGGAGGGTGATGATTCCGCGCCTGTCATCGGTGTAGAGGTCTGTCTCGATGTACCAGTTGTCTGCCCTGTCGCGGATGAACTTCGCCATTCCTCCGTCACCCTCGTATGCCTCCACGATGAAGTCGAGGGAGGGGAAGGAGGGGCTGAAGTCCTCCGATTTCTCATAGGTCCTCTGCATCTCTGCCATCTCCTTCTTGATGTCTGTCATCGTTACCATCAGGCCACCTCCGCGTCGATGGGGAGGAGCCCTCCGTTGATGGGATAGGTCCTCTCGACCGCCATCCTCATGATGAAGTCGTAGAAGACCGACTTCTTCCTCTCTCCCTCGCATCCCACGTACACCGCACCGACCGTCTCCAGTCCGAGTGCGATCCTGCTGCAATCCTTCTCCGTTCCTGTGTAGATAGGTGTTCCGTTCACAACCACTCTGTATGTTGTCATTTCTTCACTTCCTTCCAGGGGTCTTATGCCCCTGTCTACATAATATGATATATTATACATATATAATGATATTGATGAAATAATTATCCGTCCGATTAAATACCGCGATATGTCTAGATGGATCCTGGAAAAAAATAAGAAAAAATGAGGGCGTTATGCCCTCGGGTTCATGCTTTGACCGCAGTCTTGCACGTGAGGTTCACGGGTCCGTCGTATAGGATCTCGACACCTGCGGGATCACTGCCCTCGGGTATCTGGAAGATGTAATCCCACGTACCGGATGCACCTTCGTCCAACGTCACCAACGTGTATGCCGTCGATGTCTTCATCGATGAGGTGTTCCACGTGTCGCAGGTGTATGTCTTCCCATCGACCTTACACTTCAGATAAAAGTAGTTGTTGCTGAATCCGCTCTTGTAATCGTTGTTCTTGATCGTGACCGTGGCCCAGCAGTACGTATAGCCCTCTGCGGGTTTATTGCCGGGAAGGTCCACGGGGATGGTGTCGGTCAGCTCTACCTTCGCATTCAGTTCGCCATGGTCCCTTACTACCTCGTGCCCTGCGGCGATCATGATGACCGCCCCGATGACGACGACGATGAGGATGACGGCGATGGCTATCTTCACGCCTTTGCTCATTTCGGTATTCTCCGATATATCATCCAGCTACTGCAATAAAAAACGGATAGGCGATCCCCGTGAGGGGTAAAGGGTTTCAGTCGAGGAGTCTCCGGATCATGTCGCGGGCACCGACGAACTGGTCGGGGATGCGCATCTCCTTCTGGAGGTACTCCATCGCGACCGTCCTGACGTCGACGGGGTTCAGCTGGCCGTTCTCGACGCGGTAATAATTACCGTCGGGATCCACTCCGAAGCCCATATCGTCGACGGTCACCTGGACCAGGATCGTCCTGGGCAGTTCGATGACCTGCACGATGATCTCACTCCTCAGGGTAAAAGACCTCGAGGGCCTTGACGTCGTTGTTCTTCACTATCTCCGCAATCTTAGATAGATAGGATAAATCAGATGCATCACCACCCTTAGCAATTTTACAGAAGGCGGCGATCTTGTCACCGTCCACAACGCCGAGGGCCTTGGCCTTCGCCTCGAGTGCATCGAGGAGCTTCTGCCTTGCCTCTTCGGATCTAGCGATCTCCAGGGCCTTCTCCTGTCCTGCGATATAGAGCTGGTCCAGTGTACCGTTGAGCCATGCCTGCGGGAACCATGCGTCCATGAGGTAGGCTGCGCCTGCGCCGAGCACGGCGAATGCGAAGCAGAACACCGGGACGTTGGTGAACGGTTCACCGACGTACAGCCAGTCTATGACCTCGTAGATACAGAACACCGCGACCGCACCCAGAACGACGTCCACGAATGCGGCGACAGTGGAACGGTTGTCCCACTCGATCGCTGCCTCTCCCCTCTTGAGCTTTGCCTTCTTCGCGTTCTGGTAGAGGGAGAAGTACCTGAACCCGATGAGCAGACCGCCACCGATGACCGCGGAGGCGATCACCCATAGCAGTACATAATCAACATTGATTAACATATCCTTGCCTCTTTGACCTGAGGCGATGAGCGACAGTCCGGCGGTGACCGTTGTCAGATACGAATAGGCCATGCTCATACGTAATAGGCCTTTAGTTGCGATAATGGGACCGTTGACCATCGCTACACCTCTCAGTAGTACCGTGTCCTTCGGTCTGAAGAGAATACGACCTCGGGGATGAGCGGTCCCTTCGGTCTCGACACTGTATGTGTATCGTCGGACGGATTGATAATCTTAATCCTTCAGGAAGATGCCCGCCCACTCGGTGTATTTCATGGACCTCCTGACGTACCCTGGTTTCCCTGTCTCAGGATCCCGATAGGCACGTTCGAGTTGGTCCTGTGCCGTCTTCGTCATGTACGATACGATATGGCAACGGCAACCCGCATGAAGGGGCGGGAGGACCTTCGGATCGTCGACGTCGAACTCCTGACCGTCGTAGGATCCACACTCGGGGCAGGTCTCCCTCGATAGGGTGCAGACGAACTCGTACTTCTTAATCCCGTATCTCCTCATCTGGTCCAGACTGCGGAGGTTCGCCTGTCTCGATTCCTCGGTCAGTTCCTCCACGGTGTACTTCTTGCCCATGGGGATGGCATCGGGATCGTCAGTTATTAGCCTTCGTGACCGGACGGATGACCTCCTTCTTCGAGATATACGCCGCATTGACCTTCCTGCGGTAGTCCTCGAATAATTGGCGGTATTGTTCGTCCCGCATACATAACTCTGATATGATCCTGGTCTTCGCCGATTGAAGCGATGCCTTCGCCTCGATGACCGTCGGATCCTCCTTCACCGAGTTCTCCATCACCGAGAACAGTTCGGCATCGATGACCGATTCCCTGGGCTTGTCGAGCGCTTCTATCCGCCTCTCCATGTCGTTGATCTTCCTGAGCAGGTCGGGTATGTACACCCCGTCCTTCATCATCTCGCCGAACGCTTTGTAATTATCTGATTGCTGTTGTACCGTCAGGCCCTCTCCGGGCTTGACCGCTTTGAGGATGTTGTCGTATGCCATTTCATCACCTGAATGGTGGAGGATGGCCCCGTGGGGCCTCATGGGTAGGGTATCCAGTCCTCCCATCCCCCGTCCTCCGTCGGGAGTGATATGCTGTCCTCATCGACCGCTTCAGGATAGGGATCCCGTACCCGTCCCGGACCAGGTCCCCGCGGTTGTGTCGAGCGTCCCCTGGATGGTGGTGGCGATGGTGTCCTTGTTCTGAATTGCGGCCAGTATGAGCTGAAGATTGGAGCTGTCCCTCTGCTCCGCAAGTTTGTCCCTCAGGTCCTGGATCGTCTTCGCATCCTCACGGTTGCGTATGGTACAGAACTCCGATTGTATCATGGCGGTCTGAGCGTTCAGCGCTCCGAGTATGGCCTGGGTGTTCTGGTTGGCCTGCTGGTTCTGGGCGTATGCTATCTGAGAGGCCTGGTTCTGCATACCGTTGAATCCCCTCTCGAGTGCCAACTGTGTCGCTGCGGATGTCGCCTGGATCTCGGTCCTGATGTTACAGCAACATGACTGTATCGCCGACTTGATGTCCCCGTTGGAGACGGCTATCTGCTTGTCCATCGCTGCCAGTGCGGAAGTGATCTGGGCCGTGTCGACGTTCAGGTTGTTGGCCAGCGCCTGGATCGCTGCGGTCTGGTTCTGCCCTGTCTGACTGACGGCGGTCATGAGCTGGTTGAAGTTGCCCTCGTTGATAACTGTACGATCAACGCCGTTCCCGTTGCCCCATCCTCCGACGCCTCCGCCCATGAGGATGACCAGGAACAGAAGGAACAGCATCCCGTTCCCTCCGAATCCCGAATCGTTCTGGAGCATCGCCAGTACACCTGGGTCGATGCCTCTGTTCTGTAACATACCTGCTAAAAGTCCTGAGTCGTATGAATCGCCCAATTCTTTCCCTCCTAACATCTTTATCAATGCGTCCGTGTCGTGGGATATATCTTCGATCATACCATGCTCCCACTTCTGATAGGAAGACATATCCATCATGGTCTCTTCGTCTGCCATGTCCGAACTCCTGCCTTATCGGCATGCTCCTATCGTTGGATTATATGAAGTGAAAAATCGTGATTATAGTCATATAGGAGGACGTGACCATATAACAGACTGATATGTTATCCTCCTGTCCTTTCTGCAATCGTTCCTTCTCGGGCTGTACGGAGCAATTCGTCGGTAAGCATATCACCAGGTGTCAGAGGCGCCTGAACCCTTATCGCTATTCTGATCGTGGAAGGGGAAGACCGACGAATAAGGAGAAGGAGGAGTTCCTTCGCAGAAGGAAGGAAGAAAAAGGGTACTGATATGGGTGACGGTCCCGGTCGGTGCCTACGGACAGCGTGCAGTATTGATTCCCGGGATCGTCGTAATAGGTTTTACTCCCAATAACTCAGACGGTATGCATACTTTGGATTACCAGTACCACTAATACTAATATCAATAACATCAGAAGTTATTTGCGGACCGATAGTCTCGCTTTGGTTGGAGTTATTGTATGAGTAAAGAGTCGAGAGTCCACCACTAGAAAGCATGGCACTGATGGTTAGATTTCTACCACTACTTGACATATTGACATTGACACATGGGGTACGTCCTGTTGCCGATGATGAAATGTAATTAATTCCGCCAAGCCCAAACAATACAGTTGAATATGGAGTGGAGTATGTTCCTTTTCCGATATAACCACAGGATGAATAATATGATGTTCCCGTTATAGAATTGGAATTATTTGTGACAAAAATCTCAATTCTGAGGTCCTTGTACACTGTGAATGTATATTTGACATTCTCATAAGTTGATTGTGAGATATAATTCTTCAAGCTGTCAGTTGCGACCTTCCAACCACCGCCACCGATTGTCAGATTACCGGAACCGAGAAGGGAATTGTTATTGACTGTTTTGATATTCGTTCCAGATACCAGCGTCGCCTGTTTACCAGCTACCACTGTGTCTAATGTATCCATATTGTTATTGATGTCAGTAATGCTCGCAGTGTCGGATCCTGCGGGCTTCTTAAGATTAAGATTGGTCGTATATGTCGCCATGTCATCCACTTCCTGCGATGTCGTTCCATACATACCCCGAGATGAAGGTCCAGGTGTAATCGTCCACCTTGTCCCATGTACCGAACAGTTCCTCGACTCCGACGGCCAGGATGAAGGTCCTCTCCGTCCCTACGGGGTTGGGGTTCAGCGATACCGATGTGATGCTCAGGGCCGTCGTCGTCATGCTCTCACGCCGATGTAGAAGTACGCCTTCTTGACCGTCGGACCGATGACGTACTCTATCGACAGTTTGTACGTCCCTGGTTCGCTAGGGGTGAAGGCCATGGACAGATTATGATCCGTGACCGTCAGATTCCCGCGCTCTACTATCGTCTCATCCTTCGTTATCACGAACGTCGCCGAGCGTATGGTGAATACTTCCTCGGCGTCGTTGGTTACCTCGAAGTCCAGTGTCTTGCTCTCTCCTAATATGAACGGGATCATGTTGGTGCCTCGCATCTTGCTGGGCATACGTAACGGCAGGAATACCCTCCGGGTATGTATCTGAGGGCGAACCCGTCCTTCTTCACGTATGATATGTTATAATCCTCATCGATGAAGCGGATACATGCGGCCTTGCCGTTGTAGACCCATAGCAGGGCGGTACGGAATGACACGTTCCCAGCGATGTCCGTGGCCCATACCGCCACTGCGTAATATCCGTCATGCTCCACACGGGGAACGATGGTCCACGTGTCCTCATCGACCTGCGTCCCGGGATATATCTCGGAGTTGATCTCGAAGACCAATGAGTCGAGGACCATCTGAATCCCCTCAGCTGTCCGTCACCGTCACCGATATGAGATAACTCTCACCGACGTCCGACGGATTGGGTTGAATGCTTATTGCACTGATTACAGGCGCAACAGTATCGAGGTGGCAAACCCTTGTGACCGATGAGGTCTTCCCGGATCCGTCCGTGACCGTGACGATTATGGTGTTCTCTCCTTCGGCCAGTGTAATCGCCTTGCTGAACGATCCGCTCGTGATGGTGACGGCCCCTTGATCCACACCATTGAGCGTTATCACCGCGGTGACCCCGTTGGCATCCGATGTCGTACCCACTACGTTGATGGACGCGTTGTTATACCAGTTGTTCTGGATGGGTGACGTGACGTTGAGCTCAGGAGGAGCTGTATCGATGTAGAATTGGACGGTCGCCTCGTTGCTCTTGTTGCCGTCGTAATCATAGGCATAGACCTTAACGGAGTGCTGACCGTCGTTCAGTGCGGTGGACGGCTGATAGGATCCCGAATAGGATGAACCTGAACCGCTGAGAGTGATCGGGATCGCCGTACCTGAATCGATGGACAGCATGCACGTGTCGGGCTTGACACCTGAACCCGAATCGGATACCGAGAAGGTGAAGGTCGGTCTCGCCGAATCGACATAGGCGCCTGCGGTCGGATATGTGACCGATGCCGACGGTGCCGTCGTCTCCTTGACCTTGAGCTGGCATGATGAACCGAGCGTCGCATGTGTATCGTCTACTGTCGTAGAATTGCCTGCCAGGTCCGTAGCGACTACTGACACGGGATAATATCCCTTGCCCGACGCTGCGGATCCTACACCGGGACCTACTCCCGCGTTGTTCATTCCCGACGTCTGAGTCGGTGCTGTGATCGTTGCCTCGTACTTCCCCGAGGTGGAGTTGTATGTCAACGTGTACTCCACGCCGTTGATCGTGGCCTTGACGGATGAGACTGTCATGATAACAGAATAAAGGTGACACTATAAAAAATAAAGGAAGGAGTTTAACTCATGCGTCTATCCTCGGCGTGGTACCTCCGAAGTTCGCGTACACGGCGTACAGATTGGCCTCGATGCGTTCCATGTCGCGGTAGGTGATGACGTACCCAGGTGTCCAGCCCGTGAACGATGATCCCGATAATCCCCTGGCGGTCATGAGCTCGGCCGTCTTGCCCTCTATGATGTTGGCATCGCGGTAGTCGAACATACCCGCCTGTGACGGTGTCGTATTGTATGATACGTTCGTCCATGACCATGCGGTCAGCAGGGTGTTCAGGGCATTCTCTATCCTCGCCATGTCGGTATAGCGTACCCTCTCCCCTGCGGATCCGTCCCACTTCTTGAACTGAATCGAGGGAGGGACGTTCGGTCCGATGTAGGACCATACGGCGTATAGGTCGATGACATCGTTGTCGGTGCTCGACAGTGCCGATACAATCTGACCGTCATCGTAGACCTTGGACCCCGATGCCGATGTCGCCCAACCGAGGAATGTATGATCGTACCACGTGAAGGCGTTGGCCGTCAGGGCCTTGCTCTCGGTGTAGGTGTACGATTCGTCGGACATCGTCCCCTGTCCCCCGTTGGCGTGGAATACGACCCTGTACGAGTTCATGGCGAAGAACGCGGTCCTTGTGAAGGATCCCGTCACCTCCACGGTCCTCGATGCCGATGTGTTCCCGTCGTCCCAATAGGTGAACCTGAATCCGGTGTTCGGTACCGCCGTCAGTGTCGCGACGGATCCATGGTCGTATGTACCCGAGCCCGTCGTCGTTCCGTATCCCGACGGGGATACGTTCAGGGTGACCGTGTACGAGTAGATGGTCCATGATGCCGTCAGGGTGATGTCGCTCGTCGGGGCGTAGGAGGATCCTGCTCCACCGACCCTTGTCGCCCCGTTGTACCATCCGTTGAATGTATGGTAATTCCACGATACCGACGGTAGGGTGACCGACTGACCCGCGTCGACGGTCTGGGAGGCTGGGGATGCGACACCGTTGCCGTCGTAGGTCACGGTGTACTGACGGATCCATACCGCATATAGGGTGACGGATGCGACGTTGCTCTCGGTGTACGGGACATATATGGTGCCGTTGGGCTGGTATGATGCCGATGTCGCCGACTGGTCCGTGCTCCATCCTACGAACCGATGATTGGCCTTCGTCGGTACCGTCGGGGAGATGGTGACCTGTCTGTTCGATGGTGCACCGCCTATGCCCTCGGCGCTGTACGTGTCGTTAGAAGGGGCTCCCGTGCCCGTGTTCGCGTTGTAGTACAGATTGGAGTAGTACGTCCTCTTCCAGACCGCATAGAGCGTTATGCCTGCGGATGACGTACTGTAAGGGACGCTTATGGTCCCTCCTGGCTGATACCCGACCGAGGTCGCATCGGATGTAGTGGCCCATCCTGCGAACGTGTATCCCGACCTTGTCGGCACCGTCGTCCTCGGTATCGTGACCGAACGCGGATCGGGCTGGGACACCGCCGAGGTAGATGTCGTATTGTCGGACGGTCCTCCGGACCCCCCGTTCGCGTTGTAATAAAGATTGGAGTAGTATGTGACGGGTGCCTTGACCGTGACCTTCAGACTACCTCCGAACGCCGTCGACTGATCGCTGACTATCCCACCGAGGGATATGGTGTACGTTCCCGTCGAGTTGATATTGACCGAACCCGAGTATATCGAGTTATTCAAATGGGTCGCCCGTACGGACCAGCTTCCCCCGTCGGGTGCCCCTGTCGGCTTCCCGTTCCTCGTGGATCCTATCGCTCCGTAGTACCTCGTACCCTGCGATACCGAGCCCGAGGTGACCGTTATCCTGATCGTGTCCCCCGTCGCTATCGTGACCGTGTTGGTCTTGTTGTAGTTGTCCGATGTTACCGTGAAGGTCGTCGTTGCCATCAGCTCACCGTCCTGAGGGATACTGCGGTCATATCGCACTTGACCGAACCGGAATATTCGAACTGGAGCTCGGTCACCGTCATCGTCGGGATGCTCTCGCTCGTGAACCTCGTCTCCATCTGAACGGTGTCGCCTGCGTTGAGTTCCAGGTCACCGCGCCACTTGGTCCTCTTCGATGATACCACGAACCCGTCGGCGATCCTTTCCGCCACCGTCTGTGCTTTCAGTTGAGTCGTTATGAACGGGTTGTCCACCGCTACGACGACACGCGGATCCCCGTTGCTGCGGTCCTCCTCGTACACCATACCCCCGTATGTGACCTGGACGACGTTGTCGGCGGTCAATGATTCCACCGAGGGGAAGGAGTACATATCGTCATTGGAGACCGAACCGTATGATGTTGAGGACCCTGTCCCGATGTGCAGATAACCGTTCATCGGGACCCACATGTCCATCGCTGCGTACTGCACGGCGTACTGTATGATCGTCAGCATATCGGTCCTCCCGTCGAACGATACGGCGGTATCGGGGTAGATGTCGAACAGACCCTCATCGATGTCGTAGAGGTGCATGTCTATGCTCTCCAGGATCGTCCTGATCTTCTCGCCTATCGATGTCGATATGTCGAACGTGACCATAGGATAGACGTTCTGGAGCAAACTGCGGCAGTCCAGAGCCGTGACGCAGAACCTGTTACCCGAGACGTACCTGTCGGATATGAAGAACTTCCCCATCAGGTAGGTGTACCTCCTGCCCTGGGTAGTCACCTCGAAGATGAGGTCTATCGTGTTCTTCAAGTTGAAATGGCTGTATAACTGGTTGGGGTTGTCCTCATCGAACGTCCCGCCTATGTTGGAATAGGTCAGGTCCAGCTCGTTCGGTGATTGGGTCAGTCCCATCGGATCATGGGAGTAGATGAGCTTCGTGCTCCCAGTGATGTAGTCGGACCCTATCGTGTACGAGGATCCGAACTCTATCTCGATGAGCTTCAGGTGCATGTTCGCCTGCGATACCTTCACGACGTTGAGCACGATCCTGTCGTATGTCAGTGCGACCGGGACACCGTTCTCCATCGGTGATATGTTCGGGGATGAGTTCCCCGTTATCGATACGGTCTTGACGACCGAACCGTTCAGATACCATCCGACCGTCATGTTGACCGGATAACAATCTCCGAAGTAGAACGTTATGGCGCTGTGATGCTCGTTGCCGTCGAACGTCAGGTCTACCGCCGTGGAGAGGTTCCCGGACCCGTCGCTTATGGCCGAGGACCATACCGAATAATTGGTCTCGCCGAACGACGTCTCCGTCCTGACCGTCAGGGGAGGGACGATACACCCGCCGTTTATATCGAACCCATCCCCCTCGAAGACCGCCATCGGATCTATCTCGTATATCGCGTCCGTGGCCTGGGCCAGATTGGACAGACCGAGGAAGTTCCCTGTTATCGTCAGGTCGTCCGCGGCGGTCGGATCTATGTCCGTACCGACCATGGCGTACATCGTGATGGTCCTATCTCTGGCCAGCGATGTACCCATGTTCACACCTCTATCAGCGTCATCGATACGGAGTAGTACCTGAAGCCGTTCGCCTCGGTGTAGTTGACCAACGGGGAGCATGCGAAGTCGTTCCCCCGATAGAAGTATCCCACCTTCCTCGTATCGGTCTGACAGTCGTAGTAGGACACCTGGAACTCGTTGGCCGATGTCGATGACACGATGTCGTCCTTCTCGGCCTTCGTGACCAGTTGCCATGCCACGGTGATCTGCATCTTCGTCGTCACCCTCTCCTTGATGAGGGTCCCCTGCACGTTCCTCTCGGTCCCTTCGCTGTTGATCTCCTGAGACACCGTACTGTATGACGACGGCATCGTCAGGACGACGGAATTGCACGTCAGGAGCGAATGCTGTGCCGTACCCGACCCATTACTCATCTTATACACCTCTTGCTATCGTAGCGCCCCTACGGCGTGATTCCGACCTCATGTAGTCGTATGTGACCCTGGCCAGTTCCCTGCCGTCTATCGCCAGCGTTATGTCCTGCATCGAACCCTTATTGCCGTATGCACCCGCATTGCTCATGCTCTTCTGGACCGCGCTGTCTATCATGGTCTGGAGTGAACTGAGGGGAGCGACCGCCTCCTTCTCCTTCTTGTTGTCCCCGATCATCGCCAGCATGGGATTGTTGGGATCCACTACTCCGCCCTGGGCCAGTTTGGGGATGGTGAAGTCGATGAGCTTCCCTCCGAGCGGGTTGTCGATACTGATACCGACCCCTCCGATGGTCGAGTTCCATACGTCCTTTATGCCCTGTATGGCACCCTCGAATCCCTTCAGGAGGGAGTCACCGACACCTGTCAGGGATATGCCCGAGAACAGCTTCCCGATGTCGTCGGCGAAGCCCTTGATCTTCCCGAATAGGTCCTTTATACCCTTGACGACGGAGTCTCCGAAGTCTTCGAGATTGGACCCCATACCGTTCCAGAACGACTGGACCCCCTGGGACAGTTCATTGATCTTGCCGAAGAACCCGCCGAACGTGTCCCCGAGTCCGTTCCACCATGTCGATATGTCGTTGACGACACCCTTGACGGTATCTCCCAGGCCGTTCCACCAATCGGCGATACCCGTGTCGGTCAGGATCCCGTTGATGCCCATCGATATGGAATCGAAGAATCCCTTCACGCCCCCGAATATATGCCCGATGGTGTCTGACAGTTCCTTCCCTGTCTTGGCAGCGTCGAGCATGGCCTTCCTGACCTTCTCGAACTGCTCCGTATTCAGGGTGGCGGTGTCCTGTAACGCCTCCTGAGCGTCCACCATGCCGTCCATCGAGTCGATCATGCCCTGGGTGGATGATTGGGTGTTGAGCATGTCGAAGCCTGCCAGACCCCTCCCGGTGTCCTCCACGGCATCGGCCACGCCCTCCATGTTCTCCGCCAATGTAGTCGTCGAATCGGCGACCTCGGACGTGACCCCAGTCATGCCCTCGATGTCACCGATGGCACCGAACAGTCCGGTCAGGAAGCCGTACACTGGGGCCAGTACGTTCTCGGACCACCATGTGAAGGCGTCTATCGCCTTCTCGATCATAATCGTCAGACCGTTGAAGAGAGGAGCCAGTACGGTCCCCAGGGATGTCTTCAGCTTATCGAGGGATGCGTTGAGGCGTTCGGTGGACTTGGCGTACTGGGTAGGATTGGCCAGTGCGACCAGTTCCCCCATCTTGTCGTACATCTTCTTTCCGATCTGATAGATGAACCCGACCGCTATCGTCGCTATGGCCCCAGCCATGGCAACGGTGGCCAGTTTGGACTTCGTCCCCATCTCCCCGAATGCCTTGACGACCTGTCCGATAGACTGTCTGAGCTTGCCGAACTTGGGATTCAGACGGCCCAATGCGGTACCGATACCGTTCCCGATACTCTCGCCCATCTCTCCCATCTCCCTCAGGTCATCGGTGGCCTCCTCTACCTCATCCTCGAACTCCTCGACCGAGTCGGTCATCTCATCGAGGGCGTCGTTGATGCCCGATGTATCGAGACTGTCGGCCATCTCCTCCATCGATTCGGACACCTCATCGGCCGAATCGTTGATCCTCTTCAGTGACTCCTCCACCTGCGACACGGCCTTATTGAAGCCGTCGGTCATCATCCTGATGACGACATTAAGACCGCCTATCGTTGCTCCTTCTGTCATCGATACCCAACCCCTTGCTCATGGCGTACATCTGAAGTACGCGGTACAGTTGTTCCTGCTTACGCCTCTCCTCGTTCTCGGCCCTCTGGACCTTGATCCTGGCGATGTCCGTCCTGCTGTATAGATGGGACATCGCATCCAACGGATCACCGCCGTCGGAGGCCAGATGGAGCATGCCCACGAGGGTCATGGCATCCGTCCTTTTGTCATCGATGTCCCTCAGGTGCCTGACCTTCAGGGCATCGATGACGTCCCGGGGATCTCCGTCGAGACCTATCGAGAGACCGAGGATCCTCACACGTCTATCGATGCTTCCCCCGCCATACTGTCCTGTGATGTAGGACCATGTCTCATGGCCGAGAAAAAATCCGACTCGAAGATTACCTTCATAATCAGACCATCGTCGCCGAGCAGGTCGTCGAACCTGAATCCGTAGTTCGCCAGCTCGGGGAGTGACATGCCGAGGATCGCGGAGCAGACCTTGTCCACCGCCACGAACGATATACCGCCGTCATCGGTCAGGTGACGGATCTCCTTGAACACGTTGAACCCCTGCTTCTCCAGCTCTATCGCCTTGACGACATCGAAGGAGAACTCGAATGCCTGTCCGTTCTTCTCGATCCTCATTCAATCGCCTCACGGACTCTGTGATGGTGCGCTGTATGCGCTGATTGTCATCGCGGAGCGTCCTGCCAGCTGGAGGCTTATCTCGGGTATCTGGGAGACCCCTCCGTTGGTTATGCTCCATGTCCAGTCCGCCAGGATCGTCATCGTTATCCCCAGCTTGGGGAGTTCGAGCTTCCAGGTGTACGACGTGTCCGTGTCGAGCGTGCTCCTCAGGAGGAGGAGGTTCGAGTTGGCCGCGCTCTCGGGCATGGCGTTGAAGGTGAACGTCAGGTCAGGCATGTCAGGTATGTCCTTGATGTACTCCTTGACCGTCGATTCCAGGTGTGTGGCATCGAGCCTGGTGAGGTCCCCTTCTCCCACGTCCGGGTATGATTTCAATTCCTTGATCTGGACCCATGATGGTGTCGACGTCGTTGATGTGTCGACGTACATCTTGGCCCCCTGAGAGGTTACTGCGTCGGTTGTCATTTTCTTACCTCAGTAGGTATTTCCGCGCTTGTCTAGTGTAACGCGGAAGCTGATTGTGACACGACGCAGACCGTTCGACGGTTCGAAGCCGTCAAAATAGCCACTTCTGATAATACCGTACTGCTTAAAAACACTATCCACCGACGCGGCATAATCCTCGGCGGTGGCGGGATCCTCGGCGTAGATGTCCACCTGATAGGTGGCGGTGGATACTATCTCCTCGGCATCGATGTTCAGGACATCGTTGTTCGATACGGTCGAGATGATCGCGAAGGGTGCCTCGGGCTGTGCCTCGGGGTACCCCCTGTATACATCGGTCAGTCCCGATACGGTCTTCGTCAGTGTTATCAGTTGGTCCATGTTCGTTATCATAATCTCTCCTCCACCGCCTGCCTCACGATGTCCTCGACGATGACGCTTTTCGAGTCCAATGCCCTTCTTAGAGGGGCCTGTGCGGGCATCGGGCCTCCCACGTGCCACTCGCCCTTGTCGTCCTGCCAACGTCCCCAATGCTCCTTAGAAGTGAACGACAGACCCTCGACGGGATACTGCGCGTTGTACGGATCCTGCTGTCCCCTCCATCCCGTACCGAACTCGACATACAGTGCGTACTCCACATTGGTCCCCACTGCGACGGATACGGTCCCATCCTCGACGATAGGGTCGCTGGAGGTAAAACTCATCGATAACCTTCCCGTGCGGTTGTTAACGATGCCCTGGGCCTCCTCTGCGACCATCATGCCGACCCTGCCGCATGCGACCGTCAGGGCCTGCTCCATCGTCCCGGGGATGGTCTCCAGGACCTTGATGAGCTCTTCCATGCCTGTGATCTCCACCGAATCGCTCATTTTATCTCCTTCATGGTCAGCGTCCTGCCCGTGGCCGTATGAGGGTACACGGATAGGATCTCGAACGTCCTGCCCTTCTGCCTGAGTCTGTCACCGACGGACACTCCAACCCTCTCCCCGATGAATCCGCTCCAGAGAGTGCCGTCGGTGATCCCGTAGAGACGCTGGACCTCGTTGCTGGTCTCGACGTATGTCGTGACGAATATGGATCCCCTGTCCGCATACGTCGCCTTAGCCACTCCACGGGTGTCGCTCGATGTCGGTAGCGTGCGTTTGAGCCATGTGTACTTTGAGCTGTGAGACTGCAACGGGATCATGAACTCAGCCCTACCATCCTGCGCCTGGCCTTCAGACGTATCCTCACATCCTCAGGCAACCTCGACCATGTGCGGGCGATCCCACCCTCTGAGGCAGACGTTGAACCCTCTGCTCCGGCCATGTTGATGTCCACTGTCGCTATGTCGACGATAAGGGCATCTATATCCTCACCCGTGTCCTCCGTCCTCGTATACTCCTCGTAGAAGCACGAGGCCATGCGGAGGATCCCGATGAGATGGTCGTCCTTCATCCCGTTGGTCTGGGGTCTCATTCTGATAAGCGCTGTACGGCGTAGGTCGTCACTTTCCGACATGATTAGTGAATAAAGGTGTCACTATTAAAAATAAAGGTTCTGTCTAAAATCGGTATGAGGGACACGGGACGGATCCCATGCCCCTCCGATAACATGTTTATGCGCTGGAGTCGACGACTATGGCGTAGCATCCGTCCCTCTTGTTGTTGGGGACGATACAGTCGAAGTATGCACGGAATGCGATGATCGTTCCATCCGACGACTGGTTCTCGGATGCGGGTATGACCTTCGTCGCCTGATAGGCGTTAATGGCCTGTGCGCAGTCCTTCGCTACGATGAGGGCCGCGATGTCCTTTCCTCCGGTGGCCGCCTTGGCGTATCCTCCGTCGGTCTGACCGTTGGTGACTCCGTCGTTCAGGTCGAGCTTCGTGTACATCCTCGTGTCGGGGACGTATACAACGGACTCACCGTTGATCTTGGGGATACCGACATCGACACCGCTGAGTGCTGCGACGTTCTTCATCTTCGTGACCTCGGTCGAGTTCTCGAGGATGTTCCTGTATGCCGCGTTGATGAAGATGGTGTATCCTGTCTCGACACCTGTCTCGTTCTTAACGGTGTTGAGTGCGCCCACGATCTTGCTGAGGAAGGTTCCCACGGCTGGGGTGTAGTTGTACTCGATGTTATGTCCGACGTTGGACGTGACTGTTCCCTGGTTGGCGATGACCGCCTGTGCGATCGCTGAGATGTTGACCGCGTCGATCTCGGGGATTACCTTCTGCCTCATGAACTCGCTGAGGACGTATGATGCCTCGAGCATGCCCTTCTCCTGCATGATGTCGAGGGCGTCGATGTTGAACATCCTGGACCTGTCATGGGTCAGGGTGTAGTCGACCCAACTGAGGTTAACGGATCCGTTGGGGTATCCCTTCTGCTTGGAGTAGTCACCGAGTCCGTCCATCGTGATCGTGCTGATCTGTCCGGTCTTGGCCATCTGGAATCCGCGCACGAGTGCGGGGTTGGGTGTCAGTACGTTCGTCTTGGCCTCTGCCTTGAATACGTTGTCCGCAATTGCCGACAGAGCTTCCTTTATCGCGGTGATTGAGTTCGCCGCGTTGTCAGCTGCTGAATATGATCCTGCTGCCATATTATCCTCTTTATGATTTATTGAGTCCGGCACCTCTCATCATTACATCGAGTATCGAGTTGTTCCCGCTACTCGACCCTGTCGGATTGCCGGGATTACCTTTGGCCGCCTGAGCATTCACGCGCTTGGTCGCTTCTGCCTCGACGGCCTGTTTGATCGCGTTGACATTGGCCTGAGTCTCCTCGAACGTCTTCCCGACTACCCTCTCCGCCAGAGCCTGGTCGAGTCCTGCTGAAGCCAGTTCAGACCTCGCCTCCGTCAGACGCAACTGCTTGGTTATGTCGTCGCGTTCCTTGGTGGCCTTGCTCAGTTTGGTCTCGTATTCGGCCTTTATCCTCTCCTCACCTTCCAGCTTCGCGATCCTCTCCGCTTCTGCACGCTCCGCCTCTGCGTCGTGTCTTTCTTTTTCCAGCTTCGCACGCTCGCGGTTCAGTCTTGTCTCTATGATGGTGTTGAGCTGCTCTTGGGTATAGGTGAATGTCTTAGGCTCCGCGGATGTCTCGATGGGATCCGTCCCGGTGACCTGTTCCGATGTCTCGCCTTCTGTTGCCATGTTTGACCCTCATGTGTAGGTATTGAGGCGATGTCGTTAATAATTTAAATAAACTCGTAAAAAGTTAAGGTGATAACTTTAAATGGATGCGTACCTATGACCGTAATGGAAGTGTTTGCTTTCGGGCGGGAGGTCTCCCGTCCATTTTTTCCCTTCTTAAAATTCAGATTATGACGGATCCGTCCCCGTACCATTCCTTCAGGTCGAGAGGGACGCCCGCCCTTATGGCCTCGGTGATCGCATCGGCGAAGCGGATCATCTTCTCATCCGACATGCCGTATTGGATGACCAATCTCTTCCCGAACTGCTTCTCGTATTCGTCGAATAATACCCCTATGTCCATCGCTATACCTCGTTATAGATTCCCTTCGTTGTATTTAGTCAATATTTCCCTGAAGAGGCTGTACGACTTCGGGAGGTACTTCTTTATCCCCTTCAGGTCTTTACCATTACGGACAGTCGCACTGTACATCTCCGCGAACGACTCATTGCCGACCGTCTCGGTACTCCAATAACTGTCATTGTGGCCCATATAGATGCGGATCCTGCCTTTGGTAGCACCGTCCACCATATCGCTGAGTGTCATTATCTCCTCGGGTGAATTGGATTCTATGAGTCTCCTCTTGTATTCATTGTATGCGCGTTGTTTGGTGACCGATGACCGTTTCAGACCGTTGGCGACAGCCTCATCCTTCAGCTCCTTCCATATCTGATCTATCTGTTCGTTTACCTCTTCCTCGACCAATGATCCCAGTGAATGGCCTTCTATCTCGCCCGCCTTATTCACATGTTTGTAGGTGGACGATTCGTACATTGCCGACACATCGCCATATCCGTACTTCTCCTTCCCTATGACACGGTCGATATTGTGACCCAACTCATGGAATGCCACATCGTATGCGGGATAGATGACGGTCTCCCCCTCCTTGATACGGGCACTCGAATAGTCCCATGGCGCATATCTGTCGACGGAGTTCTTCTCGGCGTTGTATTTGACCCCGTTTAGACCTGGGGAGAAATAGGCCTCTCCATCCTTGTCCCCCTTGAAATTACCGTCCAGGATCTTCAGCCTATCCGATGTCTTGTTCCATGCTCCTCTGACATCCTCGGGAGCGTCCTTCAGGATCGTCTCCATCTCTCTGATATGCCTGTCGTCTATCTTGCCCTTCATGAAGCCCGTCTCGATGTCGAGCTCGCCCTCCTCCATCTTCGTGACGGGGATGTCTATCCTCATCTTCTCGGCATGTTGCAGACCTTCGTACCTCTTCGCATATTCCTCTGGGGCGTACTGCTTCATCCATTCCCTGTACGTCATGTCCCTCGGTACCGATTGGGGCTTCCCGGTGTTCGGATCCCGATAGGTCCTCTGGAGCTTCCTCTTCGCCTCGTTTGTCATGTACGATACGATATGGCAACGGCAGTTCGGGTGCATCGGTGGCATGTTGATGCCTGGTTGGGCATCGGCCACGTCGTAGGTCCTCCCGTCCATGTTCCCGCATACGTCGCATGTCTTCTCGATGTCCAGGGTACATACGAACTCGAACCTCTTGATGCCGTACTTCTCCATCTGGTCCAACGATCCCTTATTCGCCGCCTTGGACAGTTCTGTACGGGCGATACGCTTGCACTTCCATAACTCCCCGTCGGTGATCTCCTCGATGCCCTTCGCCATCTTGTCGACGGATTCACCCGATAGGATGCCCGCCTGGATCCTGGCCGCCAGTTCGTCACCGTACTTCTCCGCGACGTATTTCGAGACCTGGGAGTAATCGGTGTCCATCGCCTGCTTCAGGGCATGCCTATCGACCATCGTGAAGTCGATGCCCACGTTGGCGGTCCTCTGGACGTTGTACGCCGTCCTGAGCTCCGACTCGGTGTAGACCTTGGAGCATGATACCCCCAGGGTCTTCGCCATATCAGGGCGGACATCGGCGACCGCTATCTTCGCCGACTGTATGACCGCCTCCCTGTTCTTCATACGGTAACGATATGCCGGACTGTCGAGACGGTTGAGGAACAACTTCCTCTCATCGGGATCCTTTATCGACATCGCCTCCTTGCGGAGCCTTGCGATGGTCTTCGGATCGCTCTTCGTCTCCAGCCATGTACGTGCCTCGGTCCTGGTCTCGAACCCGCCATGCTTCTGATAGGCGGTGAGGATGTCGTCCATGGTCCTGATACATCTGACCTCGGCCCTCCTCATCGCCCTCATCATCGTCCTGACGGTACCTGGAAGGGCTTCGGACGCGGACGACTGCATCGCCATGACGTCCCGACGGTCCAGCTTATCTAGTGTCATTCTTCCTCGTCCTCTTCGTCCTCTTTCATGATGATGAACTCATCCCTGTACATCGTCTTCTCCCTCTGAAGGGACTGGTCGTACTCATCGGCCAGCCTCTGCTCCTCGAGGTCGGGGTCCTGGACTATCGATGCCACCTCCATGAGCGTGCGCTTCGACACGATACCCGTTCCCGCGTATGTCGCCAACGACTGCGCCTCGTATGAGATGTCCGTGGGCACGTTGTACCTGAAGACGGGCTTCATCACGGAGTAGTCTATCCTCGACTGGTAATCGACGGATCCGAGGGAGTTGTGGAGTCCCGCGTCGTAGCACTTGAAGAGATATGTCTCCCCCTTGGCGAAGTTGACCGCCTTGTCCCCTGCCAGCATCTCGGTCCCGTACAGTTTGTACAGCATCGCTACACCTGACGCATTGTTGGCGAAGTTCTCATCCGCCATATTCGGGACCTTGGCGATCTTGTGCATATCGTTCATGAGGGCATTGGCGTAGGTCTGCACATCACCCTCATTCATGGTCTTGGTCAGATATTCCGCGTGTGCGTCCTCATCGAGCTGGAGGATCTGATTCTCCTTCAGGAACTTCTTGCCCTTCTTGATCTCATCCGGATCCGTACCGAGTACGACACCCTGGAGCATGAGCATGGCGTTGGCGAAGCTGTCCTTATCGTCCTGTCTGTCTGACATAAGTGCGTTGTATGCGTCCTGAAGGGACATGATCTGCTCGAAGTCGCCCATGTACTCCATGCTGTTCTTGTATTCGACCAATGGGACACGCCCGAACTTGTGGGGCTGTGACTCCTTATACGTGGACCAGGGCCCTTCCTTGCTCTTCCCATACCAATACTGGACCTCGTATGTGGTGTACACCGTGAGATAGAACTCCTCCTTCCCCTCGGTATTGAGCTGACCGTAGACGGTCGCTCCGAATATCGACTCTGGTTCCACCGTCCCGGTGTAGACGACGAACGCCTGGAGGGGCGACAGTACGGTGCTCTTAGGCGTCAGGGCATCGTCATCATCGTGATAGACCAACCTTAAGGCCCTGCCGTATATCGACATGTATGTCAGGACTTCCTTGTCCATCTGAGGGCCGTTCTGCTTCTTCAGGAGGTCGATGACCTGTTCTGCGTCGGAGGATCCTTCCCCTTCCTCATCGTAGGTGTAGGTGATGGGGTTCCCTGCCATGTACCCCACTATCGAGTCGACGGTGTAACGGCACATGTTGGTCGTTATCTTCGCTCCATCCTTCTTCATGCTGATCTCCTGGTCCCCGAGGTAGTAGTCCTTGAGCTTCCTGTATCTCGGCTGATAGGAGTACCATATATCGAACGCCTTCTTGATGACGGGTTCGGTTATGTCTATGTTCTGTTCGTCAGGCACTTGTATGCGTATCATCGGTGCTCTTTCCATATTTCATGCTCCTGGTTCTGATTAATGGGTTTATGAACGTGAATCCGAAGTAACGCAATGCGTCGACGGCATCATCGTTCTGCTTGATCGGTTTCTCGTCCCCTCTCTCCGAGGCCTTCGGATCCCATGAGTAGGTACTGAACTGCGAACGCAGCTTGACGCACCTGTCGCATAGGATGAGGGTCCCGTTGTACAGTATGTCGCGGGTGAACTCTATCCCGGGCTTGACGTCGTTCTTCGCTTTGATGACCGTCAGACCGTGCTTCAGGAACTCCTGACGGAGTACCTTGGCCGCGGGATCTATCGCTATCGTGATCTTGTTGGGGTCCGTACCGAGTCTCCTGCACATGTCGAGGAACCCGCAGTAATGGTCATACGTCGTCTTGTCGCTGTTCTCGTCGTAGTATTCGTCCACGATGCGCCAGTCGTAACGGTTGCCCTTGAACATGCCCCCGAACAGCATGACGGTGGCGTGGGTGGCCCCGAAGTCGATGGCGCAGTACCTGACCTCGGTGTCCTTCATGTCCTCGAACGGTCTGAACATGGCATCGGTCACCTGGGGATAGATGAGGCCTTCCGCCATGCACCTGAGACCGAGGATATAGCGGTCATAGAGGTAGGATCCTTTGGGATATTGGAGCTCCATGGCCCTTATCATCTGGGGCGTGAGGGACGGGTTGTCCTTCGGTGTATAATGCCACCAATGATAACCTCCCAGTTCTCTCCTCTCCTCCTTCGACATGCCGTCGTAGCGGTCCAGGTACTCCTTATAATACCAATGGTTCGGGTTGTCAGGGTTCAGTGTATGGAAGTGCCTCCTGTCGGACGATTTAACCGTCCTGTTGAACGCTTCCTCCACGAACCTCTTATCGTGCATATTGATCTCATCGGCGAACCATCCCGCATATGTGTTACCGCGAAGGGCCATGAACGCCTTGACATCCGCAGCACCCGAGACGTAGATGGTCTTCCTGACGATGTCTCCTCCCTTCTTGACAGGGAACCTTATCGCCGTGGAGTTGCCCACCTTCCCATACACCGCCTCGGGTATCAGTGATAGGATCCCGTATTCGCCGAGGATACAGTTCCTCTCTATCGTCGGCAGTGTCCTTCCTGACAGCAGGAAGGTCGTCTCAGGGGAACGAATGACGTAGATGCAGAACGCCACCAATGCGTAGACGGTCTTCCCTGATCTGACCGCCCCTTCCCATACGTTGAGGAATCCGGTGTTCGATAACGATCTGACGGTCTTCTTCCTCGATACGGGATCATCGCTCAGGAGGATCTCTATCGACTCATTCGTCATCGTCTTCCTCCGCGTACTTCTCGAGTACCTGGGCCAGTCTATCCAACGGACTGACGGTCTGCTGGTTGGCATCCTCGCCGATAGTATCCCTCAGATACTCCGCAGCCCTTATGTTCCCATTGGTCGCCTCTTGGACCATCCTGAGGATTATGATCTCCCCTGACGGTAGGTTCATGATCGTGGCGTCCTTCAGCGACTCGGCCCCTGCCAACGACTCGACTTTACCTTTGTTAAGTGGCATCGATAAGGCCAGTTGCGCTATCTCGCGCATGGTCCTCTTCTCCCTTCTAGCCCTGCCTGACGCTAATCCTCCCGCTCTGCCCCTCTTTCTTGCTTCATTGGTGCTTCTCACGGGGTCGAGATTCTGAGGATTACCGTTCTTATTGACCATGTTCACCGTCCTATTCGTATTCCATATGCGAATATCTCGGAGTCCTCGGCGTATTCCATATCACTACGATAGAAGGGAACGGAGCCGAGTTCCTCGAATTGCCGAACTTCACCCTTCCCGGTATGAACCTTATCTCCGAGGCGTAGGGTTGTACCCATAAGTGGAACCACTTCGTATCCGTCCTCGCAGGAAGCAGTCCGACGGTGATCGCCGGGGATAATGCCGCCTTGCGCACCCACTTCTCTATCTCCCGTCCGTATGGTGGATTCATGAAGCAAACTTCCCCCCCCCCTCCACTCTTGTCTCAATCCGTCCATCTCGGGGTTGAAGTATCTCTCGCACTTCTGCATCCCATCGGATGCGCATACATCCAGGGTGAAGTGAAACTCATCGTCCAATTTTTTGAAGAGGTCATCGGGTGTTCCCCATTGGATCGTCTGGGAAGGTCCCATCAGTCCACGCGTCATCACGGTCATGTCCTCACCCTTAAGTCGCAACAATCATCGGGATTGGCGTTCACGTTCTCCTTGAACCATTGATAATGGACGGGATGGTCCTCGCAGACCGTGATCCTCTTCTTCGTCCTCATCAGCGGCTCGAGGTAATGGAGCTTGTATTTCAGGGGAAGATGCTGATAACCGCCTTCGTTCTCGGTCCACTCATCGAACTTCATGTACGGCATGTTCCTCTTGATGAACGGATTGATCCTGAGGAACTCGACACATACTTTGTCGACGGGTGACTCGATGACCTTCTCGATGTCGATGAAGTCGGGGACGAACGGCGATAATCTCAGTTGCACGTCGTACCCCCTGTCGAAAAGAGAGAGAGCGGCCTCGAGACGTTCCTGGGGAGGACTTGCCTTCTCATAATCTGAGGGTGCCCATCCCTCTGTATGGGTGTAAGATACCTGTATATGGGCCAGTTGTGGATGGAGTCCTCTGCACTTGGCCACTGACGCCCCCTTCGTGACTATAAGGTAACCAATACCTCTCTTATTCAATTCGCTAATCAGCCATTCGGTGCAATGGTACTTATCCTCCATCGGTTGGAACGGGTCCGTCATACCTCCGAGTCTGACAATCCTCCCTCTCGGTATGTTGTCGAGGATCTTGACGACCTTCCTCCTGTCTGCTGGTATCGGGTGCTCGGGATGCCACATGCCCCTGAAGTCCAATAACGACTTAGCGTAGCAGTATTGACAGTCATGGGCGCATCCCCTGCCATACATGTCTATACGGGTAGGATAGAGGCACCTGTCCCCTTCTCCTCCTCCTACGGTCTTCATGTACGACTTGAACATCTCATCCCTCCAGGATCGAAAGGACCTCGGCCCTCAGTGCATTATCGGTCTTGAAGCGCCCTCTGAGGGTGTTGGTCTTCGTCGAGGTGTTGACCTTCCTGATCCCCCTGGCGGTCATACATGAATGCTTGGCCTCTATCGAGACCGCTATGTCATCTACGTCCAGGATCATCCTCAGGATGTCGGCTATATCGGCCCCTATCCTCTCCTGGAGTTGGAGCCTCTTGCATACCATGTCAGCGATCCTGGCGACCTTCGATAGTCCGATGACCTTCCCGTTCGGGATGTATGCGACCGACACCTTCATGTCGTACATGAGGGCCATGTGATGCTCGCAGTAACTGAAGCAATCTATGTCACGGATAACCACGAGGTCCCCCGAGTCCTCGGTGAAGGTCTTATCGAACCTGCGTGCTATCTCCTCGTTGCTCAGGGTCATGCCCTCAAACACGTCCTTGTACATCTTGGCGACCCTTCTCGGGGTGTCTATCAACCCTTCCCGGTCGGGATCGTCGTTCAATGCGATGAGTATCTCCCTGACCGCTTTCTCTATCCTCTCGGTATCTATCTCGGTCATTCAGACCCCTCTCCTGTTCTTGTCCCATATTATCTTATGGAGCTGGAGCTGTAACCTCGCCCCCAGCCCGTTCTTCTTCAGGAAGGCGACTATCCTCTTGGGGTCCATCTGTCCGAATACCGGACTGAAGAATACCTCGGCCCTTATCATGTGGCCCTCGATGACCTCCTTCGCCTTCTCCAGGTCCTCATCGCATCCGACGACGAACTTCAGTACATCCTGTTCCCTGAGCTCATCGATGTACCTCTCCACCATGCGGCCCTCCATACCTGATGACGGCAGTTTGTAGTCCATCGTTATGATGACGTTCCTGTATTGGTAGGGGACGGGGTTGATGGATCCGTTGGTCTCGATGTTCACCTCTATGTCCTCGTCCAGTAACCTGTCTAGGAGGTCCGTAGACAGCGATAGGAGTGGCTCGCCGCCTGTCAGTGTGACCTTGTCGCAGTCGTAGGATAATACCCTGTTTACGACCTCTTCCTCGGTCATCTCCTCACCCTGTTCCCTCTTCTTGGCGTACCCCGTGTCGCAATAGGAGCAATCGAGGTTACATCCTGCGAACCTGACGAACACGCAGGGATAACCTGCCCTTATGCCCTCTCCCTCTATTGAGTGGAATATCTCATTGACCCTCATCACCCACCTCCCACGGGAAGCGGACCCATGCGTCCCCCTTCTCGTATAACGTGTAATCGGGCATCGTCTTGGTGCCCTTGTGGTAGAACATCGTCGTTATGGCGTATCCGTTGTATTTGTAGAACTGAAGGGTATCGCCCGAGTCGGAGATGTCGTCCACGATCAGACATCCGAACTTTGGACGCTCGAGATAGGGGATCCTCATGGCGTGGGAGAGCATGACCGCCAGGGTACACCCTCCCCTCGGGAGACCGTAGACACCCGTGAACTCCCTGTCCTTAAAGCAGTCGGCGACCGCCCTGACGTATCTCTCGACGTCCTCCCATGATACGATGTCAGTCGTCTCTCTCGTAGGTTGCGACGTTGTTCTCACTCTCCTGTACAGATACCTTATAGCACTTCTCCCCCAGCCTGTCGCATATCCATCTCGCTATGTTCTCCGCCGTGGGGTTGATGTTGACGACCTCATTCAAATAACGATGGTCGAGGACGTCCTCTATCTCCCTCTTGATGTGGGTGAAGTCCATCACCATACCGTTCTCATCCAGTTCCCTGCTCCTCAGGTGGATGTCTATGATCCAGTTGTGACCGTGCAGGTTCTGACATTTCGATTCGTAATTCAGATAGAGCCTGTGAGCCCCTGCTATCTCTATTCTCTTATGTATGTAGTACATCCCTTCCCTCCTGGTAATCGATAGGATCCTGGGCATCGTTCAGTCTGAACGCCTCCAGTCTATCACGGCATGTGGCGCATAGACCGCACGCCTTTTCTTCCCCGTTATAACATGACCATGTGAGACCGTAGGGGACCTTCAGCCTCAGCCCCTCCTTAACAACATCCGCCTTCCTGTAATTGACGAACGGTGCGCATACCGATACCTGACCGTATGTCCCGGTGTCGATCGCCTCGTTCATCATGGAGATGAAGTCGTATGACGTGTCGGCGTATGCGTTACCTGCCGAGTCGTCGACATGGACGCCGATCCAGATGTCGATCCTGTCATCGGGATACAGCGACATGGCGTAGGATGCCATGGCCGAGAGGAACAGACCGTTCCTGAAGGGGACGTATGTCCTGACCTTCCCTCTCGGATCGTTCCTCACCTGCTCCTCGTAGGATGTCATCTCTATCTTTTGCGATGACGACCTCATGAGAGGATTGTCGCAATCCCTAAAGATGTTCGATAAATCTATGACATGGTGCTTTATCCCGTAATATTTCGCGACATTATCGGCGCAGAACAGTTCCTTCCTGTGCCTCTGTCCGTAGTTGATCGATATGGAATCGACGTTCTCCTCTCCGAAGACCTTGATCGCTAAGGCGATACATGTCGTCGAATCCAATCCTCCCGATGATAATACGAATGCTCTCATTCATCCAGCCTCCTCTTCATGTATTGTATACGATAACCCAATCCCATACCGTGCAACGGATCCTCCGACTGTCTGAAGTATCCCCTGAGATACCTCTGATAGTTCTCTCCGGTCAGGAAGACGGCGTGAGCATCCGAGTTTATACCCTGTGACCTCAGTTGCCTCATGACCTCCCCCCCCCACTCGATACGCTGCTGCGTGGTCATGTTGTTCAGTGTGACGTTGTACGGTTCGATGATGTCGGTGAGTCTCAGGGCACCGTACTTCCCTGATAGGATCCTGATGTTTCCGTCCTCGGTGAGCTTCCTGGCGTAGGCGAGGGAAGTCCTGAAAAGGTTGGATGTGTACATCTCAGACGCGGGATGTCTGCCCTCAGATTGCTTCTTCTTACCGCATTGGATGAAGACGATCAATCGTGACATACTGACCTCCATTTCTGATAGTAGTGCATCTGCGTCCTCATCGCCTCAAGGTAGGAATATGCGAACACCTCGCCCCTGTTGATCCTGGCGTATTCCTGGTCTATCTTCCTCTTGTGCTTCCCTACCCTGCCGAACACGGTCCCCATGCACCATGAGGCCGAGTCGACATAATCGAAGGGGACGACGTCGAGGATCTCCTTCCTGGTCATCCCCAGGCAATGGAGCTTACACCCGTAATCATGGGCGGTCTTCAGGAACTTGACATAATCGCCGTCCCTGATCTCCTTGTGGACCCCTGTCACGGCAACGATCCTTCCCGAATAATCCTCGCACATCCTCTTGAACTCGGCTATCCCGCGGGTGTTATGCCATACGGGTATGATCTTGTCGGAGACGTGTTCCAACTGTCTCCTGTACTCGAGGACCTTGTCGTATCCGACAATCTTGTCGATGTCCATCTCGAAGAATCCGATCACGTTCGGACGGTCCCATCTCTCGATGAACTCGGCGTACTCCCTGACGTAGGTGTCATAATTGCCCTTGGCACCCATCTGGAAGGAGAAGGCCCCCGAGTCGACCATGATCTCCCTGCTGTTGTTCCTGACCAGTGTCCCTGCGTACTCGTTGCCTCTCATGTAGTAGTACGAGCATAGATTCCATAGTAGGGGAGGGTTTGGATTGATGTCCTCGGTCAGTCCCAGGTAGGGCTTCATCCCTATCGTGTCGTCGTTGGTCCCCGATAGCATCATCTTCATGTCCTTCCCCTCTCTCTCTCCTGTCAGGATCTCCGCCATGTTGCCCCTACCGGGATTCTCAACTCCTGACAGCATAAGCTTCATCTGCGTCTCTCTCTCTCTCTCTCTCGGTTTCAGGAGTACCGGGAACGCCTCGGCCTGTGCACCGTGTTCCACTGCGGATAACATGACCTTCGTCTTGCCACCTCTCGGTATCGATTGTTCTTTCAGGAGTATGCGTAACGCGGCGACCTGAGGACCTCCGTCCTCCAGATGGGACAGACATATCTTCATCCAGGATCCCCAGCCCTCTCATGGCTGTGACGCCGTCACCGTGTTCGACCCCTGAAAGGAACGACTTCATTCGTCCTCGTCGGCCTTCTTGAAGTTCATCTTCAGGTCGCAATGACCGTAGGCAGGGCATACCAGTCTCGTGAGGTCAGGTTCGGAATAGTTCTCCTCGCTGATACCCTCGACATCGTTCCATTCGAACTCCTGTGTACGGAAGCCGAACTTCTCCATGTCCATCGACAGCGATGCCAGTTCCATGTCCAGCTTCTCGAAGTCCCATAAGGATCCCTCTCCCGCCTTGTTGTCGGCCAGCCTGTATGCGTTGGCCTGTTCGGGTGAGAGATGGTCCGCAACGATGACGGGGACCTTCTTCAGCTTGAGCTGTTTGGCCGCCTTCCATCTCGTATGGCCTGCTATGATGACCTTGTTCGCGTCGACGACTATCGGCTGGTCGAACCCGAACTCCTCGATACTGTTCGCAACGTAGTCGACGGATCCCTCGTTGAGCCTGGGATTGTTCTCATAAGGCTCTATCTCCTCGATGGGCATCTCGACTATCTTACCCACTAAAACGATCTTTTCTGCCATGTTTGACCCTCATGTTCAGGTATATGCTAATCAGGGTCACGGGATATAAAATTAAGGTAGTTGCTTAATTAATAAAGGTAGTAGATTTACCCCTCCCCCGTTGGGATACGAGGGAGGGACGGCCAGTAAAAAGGTCATTTGGGATGCACTCTAAGTAAAGGCCGTTGGCGATACGATGGTGAATCCCGCAGTCAGCTGACGGGTGCATCGTCGGTATGCTCATCGACGGGGCCGTTATATGTAGAGCAGGGGTAGGATCTCCGTGCGGTGTTCCCCTTCCTGTTCTTCGATTGCACGGTCGAGACCAGTCCCGCCTTCCTCAGTTCGGTGACCCTCCCGGTGACCGAATTGATCTCGATGTTCAGGCAGTCGGCTATCTGCTGGTCGTCGAGTCCGGGATCCCTGCATATCAGGTCGTAGACCCTGAACCTCAGCGTGTCGAAGTTGGTGCTGTACTTGGCGTACATCTCCCTCGAGTTCTCGGCCATGCTCATTCTAACAGCTCCTTGATCCTTGTCAGCTCTATCATCACGTTGTCGATGACCGAGTGCATATCGTTGTCGTCCATGGTACAGTTCGCATCGATACCGTCTGCCAGATACTTCATGACGGCGATGTATCTCTTCGTTATCTCGTTCCATCTCTCTTCATCATTCATCTTTATCCCTTCTTTCGTTGTCTGTATCCTGATCGTTTCCCGGTGGCAGGCTCATGTCGTTGACCCTGCGCAGTTTATCTAACTTGCGTTTCTGGTTCCTCATATCCTTGAGATACCTGTCCATCATGGCCACATAGATGGCGATGCCTAAGCCTATATATGCGAATATGACGAACAGTTTCTCGAAGAAATCAATGAGGAACGGTGCCATCATATCCTCCTGTTCCATTCCTCTCTGGATTGTCTAGCAGTCATGCCTTCTTCCTCCTTATCCTCTTGATGATCTTGTGGTTCTCATACGCCATACATAATACGGCAATGTATGCCAGAAGCATGGAGGCCAATATCAGGGATGATATGAGCATTTCTGCGGTCATTCTTCCACCCTCTTGTTCCATTTTTCGATGACGTCCTCTGTGTCTTCTCCCCATATCTCCGCATTGCATCCGCAACGGATGTATGGGCTGTAACTCAATGGCTCGGTAGCATGGAGTGTAACTTGCTTACCGCAGAACGGACATAACTTAAGACTAATCGGCTCGGATTTTGGTATAATGCTGGCAGGGTCGTGACTGAATGTGTGCTCCGATTGACCGCTCAATCTTAATGCCAATTTTCTATCGTCTTCCTCGGTCATTCTTTCACCTCGAAATCGTATATCTCGAATTGTTCTGGGTTGACCATCTCATTCAATCTTCTTTCGGCATCCTCTTCTTTCAGATAGACACAATCATCGGCTATCGTATAATCTGAATAGAAATTATCCTCGCATCTCATAATCACGGCGTATACTTTCATTCCTCTCCCTCTATCCATCTGTGATGTGCTATTGCACAGTCCTTGCATAGACCATACACCAATGGCTTCATACCTTTCATACACTCTATGACATAATCATCGGGTCCGCCATCCTTTCTTTTGCCACAACGCGGACAATACCAATCGAACGTCGCGTTCATTCGCCCAACTCCAAAATACATTCTTCATCAAGGGCACAATCGGGCTTCATACGTTCGATTTTCTCCTTGAGTTCTTTGAAATTCTTTATCGGAACGTTGTGCTTGTGAAGGTACTCCACAAATTCAAGCAATTCCTGCATCTTCGTATCATACGGCACTACGATATAGAACTGCTCCCAATTGACCGTCATTCCTCTCCCTTCTCGTGTGCTCTGCGGTAATTCTCCGCAACTATCTCCTCACGGTAGTCGATACCGACTGCCTCTGCGATGTTCCCCAATGCTATCTCCAATTTGGTGTAATAGGCATCGGGATCCCATCCGAGGGA